GATTACCCAGGAGGAACTGGGTAAAATCCTCGGGGTTGGAAAATCAACAATTTGCCAGTATGAGAGGGGTACCCGCAAGCCGGACATTGAGATGCTAAAGCGCATTGCCCAATTTTTTGGTGTTTCAATAGACTACCTGCTGGGCGGCAGCAATCCCGACATCTCTCTTATTCCGGGCACCTACCCCGCCGGCAAACTTGTGCCTGTCCCGGTTTATGGCATAATCAGGGCGGGAGAACCGATATACGCGGAGGAGAATATCATTGACTATTGCTGGGTGTCCGAAGAGGACATAATGGGCGGCGAATACTTTTTTCTGCGTGTCACAGGCGATAGCATGAGAAATGCGGGTATATTTGACGGTAGCCTGGTTCTTGTGCGCAAGCAGTCTTTAGTAGACAACGGCAGCATTGCCGTGGTATTGGTAAGAGAAACCGGCGAAGCAACAGTAAAGAAATATTATAGCCAAAACGGCATGATAATCCTGAAACCGGAAAACCCGAACTATGACCTGCAAATCTACAAGCCCGACGAAATTATGGTTCTTGGAGAGGTTATTCAAGCTATAAAAAGATTCAAGTGAAAGGAGGTGATCCAGGTGAAAAAGACGGCGGCAATACTTGTGCTTGCACTCGTGCTGGTCCTGGCCCTCTCGGCAACGGCTTTTGCCGGTACCGGTTACTGGATCGGCAGGACGTACTACTACGATTACGGCAACGGGCTCACGGCAAAAAGCTACTACATAGGCAACCGTCTTTACACCGACTGGAGCAACGGCCTGAGTGCGACAACCTACCGCATCGGCAACCGCATTTACACCGATTACAGCAACGGTTTAAGCTCTTCCGGTTACCGGCTGGGCAGCCGCTTCTACACGAACTGGAGCGACGGGACGAGTGCAACAAGCTACTGGCTCGGCAGGAACCTTTACACCGATTACAGCTGGGGAAGGAGTACGGTTGGGCGCTACATCGGAAATACCTGGTTCGATGATGGATTCTGATGTTTTACGGCTTTGCGGGACCGTCTCCTGCAAAGCCATCATCTTTTAATGACGGAGGGAACCAGATGACCACCAGGGCCGCGCTTTACCTGCGGGTTTCAACCGAGGACCAGGCCGCCGAGGGTTATTCCATCGCCAGCCAAAAAGAGCGGCTGGAGGCCTTCTGCAAGTCCCAGGGCTGGGAAATATACGACTATTTCATTGACGACGGATATTCCGGCAAAAACCTGGACAGGCCCGCCGTCAGGAGGCTTATAGAGGAAGCGAGGCAAAAGAAGTTCAATGTCGTCCTGGTCTACCGGCTGGACCGCTTTTCCCGCCGGGCCGTGGACCTTTTGCGTGTGGTAGAGGAAGTCTTTGAACCTGCCCAGGTTTGTTTGAAATCCGTTACCGAACCTTTTGACACCGGCACCATTGCCGGCCGGCTGATGCTGTCCATGCTGGTCGCCTTCGCCCAGTTCGAGCGGGAATCCATCGCAGAGCGGGTGAAGGTGAACATGCTCCACAAGGCAAGGAGCGGTGAATGGTGCGGCGCGTACCAGGCCCCCTACGGCTACATGAACGAAGACAAGCGGCTTGTCATTGTGCCCCACGAAGCCGCAGTGATTAAACAGATGTTCAACCTCTACGCCCGGGGCACGGGTATGCGGGCGATAGCAAAACATCTTAACAGCTCGGGAATAAGGACGCGGAAGGGAAACGAGTGGTCGAACATTACGGTCCGCCAGATCCTCACAAACCCGGAGTATGCCGGCTACATGGTCTACAACCGCACACAGAGGAAAGGGACCAGGACCATCAGGCGGCCCAGGGAGGAATGGGTAATCGTCGAAGGAAAACATGAACCGATTATCGACCGGGAATTATTCTGGAAGGTGCAGGACATGATTGAGAAGAAGTCTGTCATGCACATGCGGGAGGTGGCCAGCCAGTACCCCCTGAGCGGCCTGGTCTACTGCGGGATTTGCGGCAGCCGCTACCGGGGATGGTTCCGCAAAGCGAAGAAGCCGGGCAGGATAGTCAAGTATTACCGCTGCATCGGCAGGGAACACGGGTTCAGCTGCAGGAACAGCGCGATCCAGGCGGAGCGCCTGGAAGGCATGGTCCTGGACGTCCTGGAGGAATACAGCCGGGATTCCTCCCTCTACTGGGAGGCATACCGGAACGTGCGGGAAGAAATTGAACAGGGCGCAAGCATGGCCGCATACCTGGAAGAGGCCAGAAAGGCCCTGGCCGAGGTGGACAGGCGCAAGCAGAAATGGTTCGACCTCTACGAGCAGGGCGGTATTGGCTTCCCGGATTTCAGGGAGAGGCTGGACCAGCTGAACAGGGAAAAGGAAGAGAAAATGCGGCAAATTGAGGAACTGGAGGCGTCCCTTGCCAGGCTGGAGACGAAGGAAATGACTTTAAAACAGGTGGCCGAGGCAATAAAAAACGTCCGTAGCCTGTGGGAAGCCGCGGACGTCCAGGAAAGAAAAATGCTCATCAGGTCTATTGTAAAAAGGATTGTTATCTACCCGGGGAACGTGGAAGTCCAGCTGCTGGACTAAAGGCGGCGGATTTTCCCGCCGGTTCCCCCAACGATCAGGTTACGTATTAGTAGCGTCGGCTGGCCGTCGCTTCTAATACGTATCCGGCACCTGCGCCTTTGTTCACCCTTTATTCTATATTGGAATAGACAAAATGTTAAGCGAAGGGTAGCATTTAAACAAAGAAAATGAAAAGGAGGGATCGAGTGACCGAAAAGCAAAAGGACGTCCTCTGCTGGACTGCAGCCGTGGCCATCGCCCTTGTGTTGTTCGCCTCATGCATCCAGGTAGTGGACCCGGCCACCGGTGAGGGCTGGAACCCCATCATGTGGGTGCTCCAGATGGCTTTTGGCGCCTGGCTGCTGTTCTGTGCCGTGTTCTGGCTGTGCTACTACGTATTTTACGCCCCCATCCGCTGGCTGATACGCAAGCTCAGGCCAGACCCCTACGCCAATTATCCCCCGTGGTTCCGCAAGCACTTCCCCCGCACGATGAATAAGAAAGCCGGCCGCTAACTGGCCGGCTTTTCTCCTAACGTCCCGCGCACCAGGTTGATCATCATCATATTGATTCTTCGCATCGCTTCCCTCTTCTGCTCCGGCGAAAGTTCCCGGCTCATGAAAACTGCCTTGTGCTGCTTGCGCAGCTCGGACAGCTCACGGGCCACTTTGCGGGCATAGCGCAGCTCTTCCGGGCTGTAGCGGTATACCGGCGGGACCGGCTTCCCGGCTTCCTGGTATTTCTTCGTTGCAGCCGCTTTCCTTTCAAGCCTGTCGAGGTACTTGTAAAAATCGTCAATGCTCTGCGCCTGCCGGTATGGTTCCTGGACCACGGCCTTGATTCCCGGGTAGTCGGCAAGGCTCTTTGCGGGCCGCAGGTCTTCCACCGCCCCGGTCTTACGCAGGATGGTGTCCAGGATGGCCGCGCCGTGCATGGCCAGGCCGCCGCCGTACCCGCGCAGGATGGTTTCCACCTTGCGGGGCGACACACCTTCTCCGCCGGTGATGGCCGCCATGCCCCTGCCGATGAGCTTGGCTGTTTCGGTGGTGTACGGCCCGTACTGCTCACTGGCCGGCAGGTTCTGCTCGCTCATGGGCACTATCGGCTGACCCCTGAAAAAGCTGTGGTTGGTTATGACTTCGATGATAGGGGCCAGGGCCGTGGGGAGCCAGCCCGGGGATGTTGCCTCCAGGAACGTGTGCGCCCACTTCTTGACCGCTTCCGGGTCTGTATTGTAGGCCCAATCAAGGATCCGTTCCGGCAGCGTGCCGAAGATAACTCCCAGCTCAAACGGTTTGGGGATGGAGATGATATAATCCGGCGTCAGGATGTTCCAGAAGAGGTCCTTCCGCCAATCAGGCAACTCCCGGTAGCGCGGGTCGTCGTGGTTCAAGGCCCACAGCGCCACAGAGGGCAGGGTGATGAAGGTCGTCGCCCGGATCCAGTGCCGGGCTATCTGTTTCGGGTCGCCCTTGAAAAACGCCCGGCGCATCTTGTCCAGCCCCTGTACGGCGGCATTGAAGAAGGCCACAACCTGGTTAATAGACCTGCCCGCAGTACCGGCCCGCCCGAAGTCCAGGGTGATGTCCCGGCTGGCCAGGGCCGCCTTCTGGATCCCTTCCCGGGTCATACCCTCCTTCTTTACCGCCCGGGCGAACTCGCCAAGGCGGGTGGCTTCCTCGGAGAACTCGGACAGCTTGCGCAGTAAATCAAGCGGATTCCGCAGGTAAAGGAACGCCTTATCCTTCAGCCGGTCCGCAACCAGCTTTCGGATGTCCTCCTGCAGGTAGGCCCGGTCCAGGCTGGTCAGTGTGGCCTGCGCACCGCCGGAGGCCAGCCACTTTTGATAGAGGTCGTCCCGCCGGATAACGTGGAACAGTCCGCGGATGGTGTCTATAACCGGAATAAACCCGTACCGGCTGTAGACCCAGGTGCTCACGGCGTCCCGCATGAGGTTGCGGATCATGAACTCGGGGCTCAGGGTCGCCCCGGCCCGCAGCCAGGAGGCGGGGGCGCTTAACAGCCGCATCAGGGTATTTGTGCTTTCCCTGTCCAGCATCAGCACGGCCCGGTACAACTCGGGGTCCAGCTGGTACAGCTCCCGCTTTCCGTTACGGTAGACGGCCAGGATGTTTTCCCCGGGGGAACCCGTCATGTTCGGACGGAAAACGGTAAGCACTTCCCGGAGCGCATCATCCGGTACCTCTACGCCCAGCTGCTCCAGCTTCCGGGCTATATCCCCAACCTGGAACTGAACCGGGTACCGCTTCGGGTCCACCTTCTCGACAAATTTGCCCATGCCCTCGTACTTCTCGGCCAGCTCCACCAGGGTGCGACCCACGTTGTTTCGCTCGGCGATGTTGGTCAGGTAGTAGGTGTTCTTGATGATGGATTCAAGTGGGTCAACGATGGTCCGGCTGGACCCTTTCAGCCGGCGGATGGGCGGCGCCAGGTCGGCAAAACCGCGCTTGCCGAACCCCACCCCGCCGGCATTCTCGTCAAATACCCGGTAGAAGGGCACGTATTCCCTGTTCATTGCCCGCATGGCGGCGGCCTGCTCCCGGGAGAGTACGCCAGATTCAACCAGGCGGTCAAGGATCTGGTCCTGGAACCTGACCAGGTCCTGCTGGGCCTTCTGAAAAACCGGATTCTCCAGCTCCTTGATGGCCTGCTCCACGTCGGCCTGGCTGTAGCCCGTTTCAATCCCCCGGGCGTGCAGTTCCCGGGCGCGTTTGGCCACCAGGTAGGCCCGGAAGTCGTCCAGCCGGTCCCGCACGGGCTTCAGGATTTCCCGCAGGGACGGCCCCACCTTGTTGAAGTTGCTGTCGTAAACCCCGTCGTACAGGGCCTGGCGGGCCTTTCCGGTCCAGCCCCGGAACAGCTGGGCCTGAATGAACGGGTCCTCCGTGGCTTTCAGTTCAGCCCGGGCTCTCCCGCCGCCGGTGACTTTCTCCACAAAGCTGTCGATGGGCCGCAGGTCGTCCACCATGGCCGTCATCAGCCTGTCCCAGGTCACCGGGCGCTTTGTTTTCTCGTTCACTGAAATGCCGGCCTTGATCCTGGCCACCGCCGGGGCGTTCGTCAGGTCGTGATAGTCCTGCCGGAACCTCTGCAGGGCGTCCCACACCCGGGTTTCCTGCTTCACCGTGTTCTCGAACCAGTCGAAGAAGTTCGGCGCGGCCTTCTTCAACGCGGCCACGTCACCTGTCAGGTAATGCCGCATGAACTCGGCAATGCCCTCGGTAAACCACCTTTCCCTGTCCGGCTGTGTGCTGCCAAGTGCGATAAGCTCTGCCCGCATTGCGGGGTCGCGGAATACGGTCTTCCGAATACCGAACATCTTGTCCAGATGGTGACCTACCTCGTGGGCAATCACCGGCATGTCTTCGGCCAGCTGGGTGCGGACCACCTCGGGCTTAACCTTGTAAATGCCGTAAGCCTGCTGGCGGTAGCGGCCCACGCGGATGGGCAGCTCAAGGGCCTTCTCAAGGTCCTTGATTATCTTGCGCCGCTTGATTTCCCGCCCCGGGGTGGTGGAGGCAGCGGAAGTGGCGGCCGCCTGCTGGGCGGGCCTGGCCATCTGCTCCGCTTGCGGCTGGCGCACGCCGGCAGATCCGATCCGCCCCCCCTGGGCTTGCCTTGGCCGCCGCATAAAGTCAATGGCGTCCCAGTCGATTTCTATATCTTCTTCGGGCGGCCTTACTTCCCCGCCCTTGGCGCGAATGTATTCCTCGTTGGGCGGTATCTCATATCCCTCGATGGTCCTGGTGCCATGGGTAAGGTTCTCGTCAATAACCAGTTCGATGCGCTTGGCCAGGGCCTGGTTTTCCGCTCCCTCATCGTGAATAATCCGCTGAAGGGCCTCCCTGATTTCCTTATAACTTGCACCGGTAGTATCAAGGATCCGCTCAATGGGCTCGCTGGTAAACCGCTTCGTGCCGGTAATAATGAGCTCCCCAGCCTCGTTACGGGTATAAAACCGCTCGCCTTTTACAGAATCCTCAAGTTCCCGTAGCAACCGCCTTGCTTCGGCCTGAATGTATGGCTTGAGCTGTGGATATTCATGTTGAATGGCTTTTACATTCCTGCTGCCCACCTCTTCAAACGTGCGGGATTCTATTCTGGCCGCGTCGGGCTTTGCGGGCGGAAGAGGAACGACATTGCCGGCTTGCCGCTGTTGTTGTGTTTTTCCGGCGGTAGCGACCGGGGTTTCTGCCGTTTTGCTCTGTGCGGCCCTTTCAGGCGCCGGAAACTCCGCCCCGGGCACCTCGAAGTCCCTCCCGAACAACGGCAGTTCCCGGGCACCGCTGCGGTAGGCAAGGGCAAGTTCTTCGGCAACCTGTTCACGGGACATGCTGGCCTTCTCAAGCAGCCGGTCCACGTCGATGCCCCTGTTCTGCCCAACCTCGCGGACGATGCTGTAAAGCTCGCCCTGCTCCAGCGGGCGGCCCAGCTGGGCAACCCGGCTTTCCACCTCGGGCTTCAAGGTTTCCAGCACCCGGGAGGCCACTGCATTGCGCCGGTTAATGATGTCGTCCACCATGCGCCGGAACTGCGGGGACTTCATGAAGATGTCCAGGTGCTCCTCGGGGGCGGGTGGCAGCGCGATGGCATCGGTGCCGGCCAGGCGCGGCCTGGAAACGCCGACCTCGACACCTTCCGGCCCGGCGGTGAAGTCCGGCGTAAATTCCCTCGCCGGGGGAAGCGCCCTGACACCCGGGAGGGCCGCCGGCCGCTGCACCTCGCCCTCCGGCAAGCGCAGCCTGGGCCTGCCGATATGGACGGTACCGCCCGGTTCAACGGTGAAGTCCGGTTCGACGGGCACGGCTTCCCGGACGGGTGGAGTTTCAGGCGGGGTTTCCGGTATTCCCCTCAACCTGCGCCAGGCGGAGGAAGCGGCACGGCCCAGCGCCCGGAAGGCCACGTCTCCGCCGCCAAACAGCGCGGCATTCAGGGCAGCTTCCTTGAGCACATCCGCCGGGGATTCCCCCTGTGCGGCCCCTGTAACAGCCCCGTAAACAGCACCGCTGGCCGCACCGGGGAGGAAGGCGCGCCCCACCCGGGCCGCCAGGCCGGTAGCCGTCTCGGGTATGAGCCGGGCCGCAGCCTTCCCCACCGTGCCGTAAAGCCCGCTGATGGGAACCAGGGGCCCGGCAAGCTCCCCGGCACCGGCGGCAATCCTTTCCCCCAGGGTTTCCGGCTTCGGCGGCGGTGGTGGTTCCTGCCCGAACAGCCTGGCCACGCCGCGTTCGATGAGCCCGCCCTGGCCGCCCAGGCCCAGGGTAACGCCCCGGATTAGACCCTCGGATGCCTGCTCGAAACCGCGCAGCAGCCTTTCCCCCAGGCTTCTCTGCGGTGCGGTGGTGGTGCCGGCCACTGGTGCGCCGAAAGGCAGCAGCCCGCCCAGCCGCTCGTCCAGGGAGGTGTACCAGCTCTTTCGCGGCTTTTCGGCTGCAGGTGCTTTTGCTGCCTGCTTGGGCGGCGTATATGGTTTTGCATACAACTGCCGGAACTGCTCCAGGTAGTTGGGTTTCTGCTGCGGCGCTTTGCTCTGGGACTGCAGGAGATGCATGGCCTCTCCCGCAGTGTACAGCTTTCCGGGCTGTATCCCCGCGTTCTTGAGAATCTTCTGGACGTATGCCTGCGTCTCCTTGTACGGGGGAATGCCGCCGTACTTCTGGACGGCCCCCGGCCCGGCGTTGTAGGCGGCCAGGGCCAGGTCGATGCGCCCGAACCTGTCCAGCTGCTGGCGCAGGTACCTGGCCCCGGCGTCCAGGTTCTGCTCCGGGTCGTAAGGGTCGGTCACGCCCAGGCTTTTGGCTGTGGCGGGCATGAGCTGGGTCAGCCCCATGGCGCCGGCGGGGGATTTGGCCCTGGGGTTGAACCCTGATTCCTGCCGCACCAGCTCGTAAAGCAGTTTCGGCGGCAGGCCGTATTTCTGCGCTTTTTCGTATATGAGCAGGTTTAAGGAGGCCATGTTAACCACCTATCATCTTAAAGTATTCGCGGATCGGATCGCCCTGAACCTGGTATCTCCTGACCCACTTCAGCTGACCGGACATCTCCTGCCGTTCAGCCTCCTTGGCTTCCTCAAGCAACCTGTTGTAAGCACTCTTTCCTATCCGCCGGATGATTTCGGTGGCGTTCCTTTCCAGGCTGGCCCGGTAATCTTTTGCGCTCGCGTAATACTCGCGGAGCCCGTACAGGTCGGCCTCGTAATCATCCTTCGTATATTTAGTCTCGGAACTGTCGGGTAACGATGCTTTCAACATGGTATCAGCAGGTACATACTGGTACGGGAGATAGCCAAGCTCGCGCTGCAAAGCCAGCGACTCCTGCTGGTACAATCTCTGCTGCGTCGGCGTCCCGGGCTTGAACGGGATATAAACGGGGTTCTGTGCCCTGTGCACCTGCAACGCCCCCAGGATGGAGCTGAGGGCCTGCTGCCAGTTCTGGCGCGGCACCTCTTCGCCATACCTGACCCGGGGCATCTGGTCGTCGGGTACTACGTAAACCGGTGGATTGGTTCTCTGGAGCGCCTGGAAAACCTGGTTTGTCAGGGTATTTTGCGGCTGGCGCACGCTTGAAAGGAAGTTGATCAGTTCATCGATCATGTTAATACCCCCCGATCAATGCATCAACAACACTGGCAGGCAGGTACCAGCTCCCGTTCTGCAGGTAACCGCCCATACCCTGGAGGGCACTCGCGGAATAACGTCTGCCGTTGATAATAACCGTGCCAGTTGCCGGGTCGTAATCAATCCCAGCGCCCCTGGCGGTCGCGTATGACCTGAGAGGCACCGCGCCGGAAAATGTTGCTTGCGGTTGCGGGGCAGCCGGGACCTCGCCCATTACCTGCGCCCAGTCAAGCGGTTGGGCCTGTCTTTGTGCTTCCGTCAATGCGAAGTAGGGCAGCAGGCTGGCCGCATAATTCTGCGCGAACTGCTGGGCCTGGGTGGCCAGTGCGGCCAGATTCTGTGTGGCCTGCATCACCCGTTGCCAGTCACCCACTGCGGTTGCGTGGGCAAGTTCGCGCAGCTCGGCCAGGCGGCTGGCTTCAAGCTGCCCCAGTCGCTCCTGTAATTGTTGCTCCTGCTCCCGGGCCTGCTGTTCGACCAGGGAAAGCCTGTTCGCCACGTCGGCCAGTCTCGCCGCTCTCTCGGCCTGCACCTGGGCCGCCCGCTCGGCAATTGGTTGTTGCAGCTGTGCGGTGAACCACTCAACCTGCCCGGAACGCCCACCGCCCCTGGCAATGGCGCTTTCCAGGGCTCTTTGCGCCGCTTCCTGCAGCATCCTACTGGTTTGCTCCTCAAACCCGGCGTAGGCCGATTCAGTGGCCTGCCTCTGCGCCTCATAAGCCTGCCGGGCCTGTTCCACGGCCCGCTGGAGGGCCTGGATCTGCGGGTTTATCTGTAGCTCCGCCCACTGCCTGGCCTGCTGGGCCAGCTCGGATTCCGAGGGAGGGGTGTACCTCGGCGCGGAAGCCAGCACGTCCCGCATGGCCTGCTCGTAAGGAAAGAGGTACTGCTGCAATTCCTTGCTGAAACTTTTCAGTATGTCCTGGACGTTCTGGGTAGCTGTCCGGCCTGTTTGTTGGGCCGGAATATATTGTGTTGTTGCTTGCTGCATGGTGTTTGTTGAAACACTCGGCAAAGAATACCCAACCCGGGCCGCGTCGGCTTTAAGCCGGTTGATCAGGTCGGTGTCCCCACTGGATACCGCCTGCCTGTACCGCTCCTGCTGGCTCTGAATGTATCCTTCCTTGCCGCCGGTGTACCTGCTCCAGTAGTCGGACGACGAACTGGTGGACTTGGACGCGGAAACCGACGGCAGGCTGTAACCCACTCTGGCGGCGTCGGCCTTCAACCGGTTGATCAGGTCGGTATCGCCACTTGCAACGGCCTGTTTATACCGTTCCTGCTGGCTTTTGATGTATGCCTCTTTACCGCCGTACTGATCCCAAAAGGCCATGATGAATCACCCCATTTCGGAATAAAATCTTCGCTTTGGATTGAAAGGCTTGGTAAAATATAGGCAAAAACGTGAGGGAGGGTGGTATAGCAAAAAATTAATCAATAGACGCAAAATCAAAGTAGTAGACATAGCTAGTAGCTTCGCAGGACGTGTTGTTTTCATAGTTTGATGTTGCTTGCATGGTCGTATATGTTTCCAGAAGCATAATATCACCCCTTTCTAAAGGAGGTATGCTTATGCGAAAACTCGGCGTGCTGGTGCTGGTTGTGATGTTGTTGCTGGCTGCACGGAGCAGGGCCAGTAGGCCCTGCTTTTCCTTCTAATTTGCTTAAGATGGATTTAATATTTTCAGCTTCCCATTTTAACTGCTTCACCTGACGCACAATGCTCTCTAGTCTTAGCTGCAACTTTTCTTTTGCATCTTTAATGGAAGCAGCTTCGTTTACATCAAGCGCCTCCTGCCTAGTAATAATTAATCTGCCGTATTTAGAATCCCAGTCAATAGATTCGTATATCTTTTTCATGTTAGTAATTCATCCTCCCAGTTTGAAGTTAACAAATCGCCCTCGGCATCTTTTTCATCCAGGTAATACTGGGCATAACCTCTTCTTATGGCCGACAATGACCAGGCAAAGCTACTGTTACTTGTTCCACCGCCGCATTCTTTGACGACAAAATATGTATCTCCTATTTCAGCTACATAAAGTGATGTATCAGCGTAAGGGGTAAGATTAATCAGCCACGGTGTTGATGGAGTATTTGGCTCAATGCATTCTAGAAATACAGGGTTAAGTTCAATGCGACACTCACCGTTGGTTAACTGTGCAATAGATTCGTCAATAAATCGTACTTGTGGAGATTCTCTGGCATATAGAGTTCTAGGACCATAATTTTCTGTTCTGTGTAATGCAGGTTTTGAACCAGTTGCTCCTATATTGCCTTCAACTACGCAAAAATCTGATGAGCCTCTAGGATTAATTCTTACTTCATTATCTGCTTCTAATCTTAAATCACCTGCTGAAAATAATGACATCGGATAGTCAGCATCTATCGTAACACCAGTTTTCGATGCTCTTATGGTAAGTGTATCAACTCCTTCATCATAAAATTTAAGATAGCCAAACCACAAATCAGCCAACAGTTCAAGCACTTTTTTGTTGTTATAATAAGCAACCAAACCGTTAGGCGGCATTAACTCAATGTAAGCTGTGTCAGTTTCTGACCCCGTTCTAACCCTCGTCGAATATATCTCCCCATTTATCACCTTCGCCCCATACTTCCCCGGCGCGTACTGGCCTATGTGCGTCCGCAGGTTGCCCTGGGCATCGTACACCCTGATGCCGCCTTCGACCGGCGGGGCCACAAGGGAAATTTCGCCGTTCTTCGCCCACAAACCGAAGCGGCGCACGGTGGGTTTGAGGTGGTTGTCGAAGGGTAACTTGTATGTGGTAAATTCATCCACCGGCAACGGTTGCCCGCTCTGGTACGCCGCCGCTATCTCCTCATCCGTCCTGGCGCGGGAGGAGATGCGGAGGTCGTCGATGAGGCCGTTAAGTGATTGAGTACCATATATATTACTTCCTAAAAGTATCTTGGTGACTTCAGCGTTGAATGGAGTTGTATTAGTATTAGAAACGTGTATCAGTTGTGAACCTGCAACACCAACCCAAAGGTGCATTCCATCACTCTTTTGAGAGATAGCAACAAAAATCCAATCATTGGCATTCCAATTAGCATTAGCAGACACTCTGGAGGCATTATTCTTTACAAATGCTATCCCATCACTATTAGATGGGTTATTCAACCATACTCCACTAAAACCACTCGTTCCGTAAAACTCTATGACACGCTCGTAGTTTAAATATGCGCTTCTTGCTCTACTTGGGCGAATCCACATTTCAACAGTATACTCCTGCGGGTTCAGCACCCCCGCCGTAGGGATGGTCAGGGTTTCAGGGGAGCGGGTGCCGTCGATGAAGGAGGTGGCGTAAGACTTGGCTTCGACCTGAGCGCAGTCAACTAATATATCTGCATTAGCGCCTTCAATCCAAACATAAAATTTGCAAGTATCTGTAGAATCAACAGTTGCGCTGCCTCGAAGCCTAATCCACTTCCCAACATCATCGGAAGTAATAGTATAGGACCGACCTACACCGTATGGGCCACCAGTAAAATCTCCATATAACCGTACAATTGCACCAGGGGTAAAACTTAGCACCTTTATATAAACCGAGATAGTAGCATTGGTTGCATTTATGGCGCTACTAGTTGCTCTAATCCCCCACCTGTCACTAGTAGCGCCGCCAGTTCTGGTAATCCGTTGTGCCTTACTACCAGCCAGTGCATTCGCACTTTCTGCGTAACTGCCAGTGGCTGAACCAGTAGAATATGCAGCCCAGTTTGGTGCAACCCCCGAAACGTAAATACCTTCAAAACTTGGATTTGTCAGGAGGTTCGTCGTCCCTTCCTCCACCAGAATGCCCGATCCAAACTGCCCCGCCTCATACCTCGGCACATTGGCCGCAACCTGCTGGCCGTCCTGCTTATAGGCGACGGAGGAGCGGGAGAAAGTGGCGGTCTGGTCGCCGAGGGTTTCATAGTGACCAATCTGGACAACCGGGTTTCCAGATGCATCTTTACCAACGACACTGACAGCAGCGGCATTGAGAACGCCAGTAATTATTTCATCAGCAACAAAACCGTCACCGGTGCCGAACGTCCGCCAGAGCCACTTGCCGTTCGCGTCTTTTTCGTTGGCAATAGCGAGCGTGCCACCGAGTAGCCGCAGGGCCTTCGTTGGATTATCTTTATCATCAACAATGAGAATGCCGTCATCGTCTGTAATAGTAACAACACCGCGACCCGCAATAATTTCGTTCCGCAGTGTTTCTATAGCGCCTACCAGCTTTTCGGAACTGAACGTTCCGTCCGGGTTGATATTGGCCGCACGGTTCCATACCTCCGCGCTGCTGGGCAGGTCTTTCACGGCCCCGCCGGTGGCCTGTTTGACGTACATCTGAAGCTGGCGCAGCATTCGTTCTATTTCAAGGAAACAGCGCTGGACCGCCAGGGCGAAATCTTCCTGTCGCGTGTAGTCGAAAAATCTCACCGGCAGCTGAAAGACATCTTGTTCTCTAGCCACGACAATACCACTCCCTACGAAGCCCTTTTCATCGGCTTGTAAAGCACTTTAAGCCCCCGCACCTCGCAGGAGCCAAGGGCTGAATGGGTCAGTTTGAGTTGCAGGTACCGACCTGTATACGTGTTGTAGAAGTTGTACCGCCTTACCAAAGCGTCCCCGCCGTCGGGTACCAGCGATTCAAACGGACCGTAATCTATTGCAACCTGCAGGTCAACATCGTTGGCCCCGGGACTGTCCTGGACAAAAGCCCGCAGGAAACGGTTTTTCCTGTCAGCCTCGCCTATGGCGAACGTCCTGCCCACCCAGTAGGCTTCGATGGGGCTGCCAAAATCGTCTGTACCCACATCTTGCTGGTTAACGTATCCGGCCGTGGAATCCCCGCTGTAAAACAAAAGCCGGGTGCCGTCATCGTACACCTGGAAACAGGAAGCATTTATCCCCCGCCACACCCAAAACTTCCCACCGACGGCCCCTTCTTCGGGCGGGACATATACCAGAACCACGTTGTTATATGAACTGCCCCCTTCGGGCAGCGCGAACCAGATCAACCCGTCCCAAACGCCCGCGGCGGCCCTGTGCAGGTATTCTTTGTTGATGCTCTTCCAGAAATCCGGGATCCGTTCACGGGAGAGGTTGAACACCCTTGTCCCGTTGAACACGCATATACCCTCGTCGCTGACAAAATACAAGTACGGCCCGTAAGAAACTGCGGCGAAAGGTCCCACGCAGCCAGTACGGGAATCAACCTCGTCCAGGCCAAAATCGTCCAGATTGGTGCCCCGCAGGACGTGCAGGGAACGGCGCTTAAAAACCGCCAACTCGGATAGGTACTGGCTCAGGTTTGTTATTACATCCCCGTCCCCCTTCTTCACGTCCCAGTAATTCACGGATTGCCAGGTTTCGGGCTGGAAACTGTCCGACCACCGGAGGGTGGACGGTTCGCTTTTGGGAACGGTGAACAGCTTCTCCTTATGCAGTACAGCAAACTGGCCGTCGCCTGGCGCCCCCAGCAAGGTAGAAACTGTAGTGCCGTCCCATTTCCAGGGGGCGTTAACCCCGTTAAAGCTGACCATGTAGTTAACGCAGGTCTCAAAACACACCGGTGTCGAGGGGTCGAGCCCGGTCTTTAAGGTCACAAAACTGGACGTGCCCGGGTCCCAGTAAGAAGCTACGCCGCCTGCGACAACCACCAGCCGACGGAGACTGCCTTTGTAGTAGGCATGCATCCCCTGGACCGGGCCGCCAAGGGGGCTTCCGTTCAACCTCGCCTGCCCGGCCCGCTTGACCAAACTGCCGATTCTTCTGCTGATAAAGTTCTGGCAGTCCATAGCCACGTTCTCGGGTAGCAGGTTGTCGTCAACCCGGTCGATCAGGCCCTCCGAAAAATCCCTTATCTCCCATTCAGCCACCGGCATGGCCGTCACCTCACGACACGCACATTTACCAGCTTGGTGTTTTTCTGCAGTTGCTTGCGGGCGCTATTCATGCGGGCCTGGTATTCAGAGAGCCAGGCCAGGGTATCCTGTTCCCCTGGAAAGTCCCGGGCCTCGAAGCGGTAGGCAATGTAATAGGCCAGGGCGCGGTGATATATTTCCGGACAGTCAGGAGTGTCGTTGATTGAAACGACCTCGTTCGGCAACCGGTAATACCTGACAGTAAATGTATCATCGTCGGCGAAGCGGATCCGGGCCGCATCCGCTTCCCAATCGCGGTAATCCTTGCCCTGGCTGTCCCGTACTTCGTAAACCTTGAGGCAGTCGGCGGGCAGGTTGACCCAGGTGTTGGCCACGGCAACAATTGCCTGCTCGTTGAACCTGAACGCATCAATGCCCAGGTCGGTCAGCGCGTCGTTCAGCCAACCTATGCCATCGTTTGGGTCGATGGACTTTTTAACGAGGCGATCCGCAGCAAACGCGATAATATCTCCAGCGGTCATGGCCACCGCTCCCCGCTACAGAATTTCAACTTCTCTTTTCGCCGGGTCCCACTTCACCTGCTTGCCCAGTGCCTCAGCCAGCGCCCTGACCGGTGCGTAGGTAACACCGTTAAGCATAATGCCTTCGATGGTTTTCTCTCCGGCCACAATCTTCACCGCGTCCTCATTTGCCGGAGAAGGAGCCGCCGGCGCAGGTGCCTGTTCCGCCGGTCGAAGCTGCACCCCCAGGAAGTCGGCTATCCCTTCCGCTATGGCCCGGGCTGCCTTCGCCAGGAAGTCCGGCTTTTTCAGCAGGGCTTCCTCGGTGGGGTTTGAAATGAACGCCAGCTCCGCCAGGGCCGCCGGTGCCTCGGTCAGCCGCAGCACGGCGAAGTTTTCTTTCTTAACGCCCCGGTCGGCCAGGCCCAGGGCGGACACCAGCCTTTTCTGAATTGCCGCGGCCAATTTCTTCCCGGGGGCGCTCATGGTGTGGTGGTAGGTCTCCGTGCCGCCGGCTTTGTTGTTATCCACGCTGTTGACGTGGACTGACACGAAAGCATCCGCCCCGAACTGGTTGGATATGTCGGCCCGCTGGGACAGGACGACATATGAATCATCCGTGCGGGTCAGCTTTACAGCCAGGCCCGCCGCCTTCAGAATTTGGGCCACCTGCAGGCTTACCGCCAGGGTGACGACCTTTTCCTGCAGGCCGGTCGGTCCGACCGCGCCCGGGTCTTTCCCGCCGTGCCCGGCGTCAATGCATACCCGTTTCACCGGAACCATCGCCTTTCTTTTTGAGTTGTTCGAGAGCCTGCTGCAGCTGGGCTGGTATCGGCACGCCGGCCCTGCCCAGGTTCTCCAGGATGCTCAAACCTTCGTTGGCCATGTAGAACCAGATGGCCAGGTTCCGCAGTATATTCTGACCAATGACCTGATCAAGCCAGTAACCGACGGCCACGGGCACGAAAAGAAGTATTTTCTTCGCGATGCCCTTGAAACCCACATTGCTGTTTAACTTACCCTCGTACCAGGCCGCTGCAAGGCCGGTCAGGTAATCCGCGATAACGAAGATAACCAGCACCTGCAGCGCCATATCCCAACCTCCGAGAAATGACGTGATGGCTGTCCCGGCCGTCACAAGCAGCCATTTTACAGTTGCAAGATTAGCCATTATTCCTCGGCCTCTTTTCCGCTTGTTTTGGTTCTTTGTCTTCAAAGATGGCAACACCGAAATCGGGATGGCGCCGCAGGTAGTTAATAAAGTCCTCGTTCTCGGTCTCAAATACGCCGTCCTGGAACCTGATGGTGCCCAGTTCCTCGCCGTTTACCTGCACCGTCAACCTGTAATTCGTGTACCTGCTTAAAAAACGCGCCACAAAAGACACTCCTTTCAGATTCGGGCGGGGATTAACCCCGCCCGTCATTCAATTAACCGGTGACCCCTTTGATGATGCCGTGCGCCTTCTCAAGTTTCAGCTCAAACCCGGCCTCGGTGAAGTATTCGTCGCGGATAACGTCCTCATCGTTCTGCTGGATGTTGCGCTTCAGGACGGTATCCCGCAGGGGCCGGTAGCTCACATAGTCCATGTCGAACACGAAGCCCCAGCCGTTGTAGTAATTCACCAGCACTTTGGACGGCACCATGTACAGGTCGCCGAAGGTTGAGATGTACTGGGAAATCCGCAGCCCGTAGGCTTCGTCCTTGGGTACCAGCCGGATCTTGTCCCTGCCGAACCCGTTGATGACGGATAACAGCAGGGGGGAGGCCACAAGCAGCTTCCGGGAGCTGCCGTAATTAAAGACGTTCACCAGGAACTCCCGCTCAAAGTTGGTTTCGGTCAGGACCCCGCCGGCATCGTAGACGTTGGTCTTGATGAACTGGGTCGCGCCGCCGGTGGTGCGGATAATTTCGTTCCCGTTGATGTACTCCCGCTTCTCGCCGAACAGCATGGCCCGCTCGATGTCGATGCGGTGCTCCTTACCCTTCGTGCGGGAGAGCCTGGCCCGCTCCTGCTCGCTGGTCACCTGCTCTTCGGCGTTTACCGTCCCGGTCACGTCGAACGGGGTGCGGAAAATCTGCACGAAGTTGCTGACCTTCGTGGGCTGGCCGATCTTAGGCTGGGGCGCGGTGGACCCTTCCTTCATTGCGTTGCCGATGTTCAGCACCCAGTCGTTGTCCTGGAGGTTGTAAGCCGTCGGCGTAGCGGCCGGGCGGGTCTGGCCCCAGTCGCGGATTACCGTGAGAGTGTTGGTCGATACTGCGGTGACCCGCATAGTCTCACCGGTGCGCGGGACCTTCAGCATATCGCCCGGGGCGAACACCGTACCGTCGTCCACCACGATGCTTGTGGCGTCATAGGCGTACCCGGTGGCGTTGTTGATCTGCGTCCAGCGGGCACCCAGGGAATCCTCGAACCAGATGTACTCATGGTTGATGGTCTTGCGCTTCTTGGCCCGCATCAGAATAACAGTAAACGGCGTTTCGTCCGGTTCGTACTCGGCGATTTTCTTTGCAACGTCAAGGACTACCCTATCCCTGTCCAGGTTGGTCGTATAGACCGGCATGGATCACTCCTCCTATCCGAATATGCCACCTCCGCCGCCTCCGCCGAAGATGGCATCGACGAGTTTTTCTTCCTGCGTCTTGGGCGCCGGCGGCTCGCCCTTACCGCCTTTCGGCATGGCAGCCGCCTGCTTGGCCGCCGCGGCCTGCGCGGCCTTTTCCCCGGCGGCATTTTTGCCCAGTTTGGCCTCCAGGCGGGCCACCTTAGCCTGCAGGTAGGCTTTTTCCAGCCACCCGGGCTGGTTGACCAGCTCGGGGTTGGCCTGGATGATGGTTGCCATGTCGCCGGCATACTCCGCCGCGTCCGGCACAGCAGACATAAACTGCTGCACCTGGTTGTTGATGATCTGCTGCTGGATGACCGGCATGATCGGCCCGAGGTGCTCCTGCAGCTTGCGGTCGGCAATGCGCTCCGCCAGCTCCGCAATCACTGCGTCGGGTTCCTCGTACAATCGTTCAAGCAGTTTTTCCCTGTACTGCTTGAGGTCCGGCTCCGGCTGTTTCGGGGCCAGCAGCTGCTTGAGCGCCTCGAACTCGCGCCTCAGTTCAGCCAGCTCTTGACGGCTGCCATGGAAATTCCGCTCGGCTTCCTTGTAGGCCGCCTCAAGCTCTTCCACCGTCCTGTACTTGCCGGCAAGGAGCTTCTCCGGCTGCTTATCTCCCTTACCCTCACCCTCCGGCGTGTCCGGCTGGTTCTCCGGGGCCTCCGGGGTTTCCCGGGTCTCGGGGTTATCGTCGTTGCTTTCCTCGGGGGCGGCTGTTGCGCCGGTATCCCCGCCGAAAATGCTGTTGACCAATTCTTCAGGGGTCGGCATGTAGTTTTACTCTCCTTTCTGCAGCGCCTCGCGGTATCTGCGCAGGCGGTCTTGCAGGAATATCGTTATCGCCCTCAGCCCGGCAATTTCACCCTGCAGCCGGGCCACCCGGGCCAGGTTGTCAAACTCGGTGCGTTCCAGTTCCTTCAGCCTGGCCGCGATCTGGTCCTGGATGTACTCATCAACGATTTTCCACCCGGCAGTCCGGGCCATGGCCTCCAGTTCTTCGCCAATCTTGATGTCCCTTGCGGTCTTCGGGTTCATCTCTTCTTCCGCCCCGCTTTTTTCAGCGCGGCGGCGGCCCATTCGGCCATCTGCTTCGCGCTTGAACCTGCCCTCTCCGGCAATTTAAGCCCTTTGCTGGCCCTGTCAAATTCTTTTACTTTAGATTTTCCAAGAGCTTTCATGCCGGAAGGTGTGTGCGCCCAACGACGTTGGGCCTCGGACTTATATGGCATCATTCTCGCTCCCTTGCATTGACAGTTGCCGCCACCATATGGTAGCATCAATAAGGGGAGGTTAATTATTATGGATAAAGTTAAGTGTGCTACATGCGGCAATCTGTTTACTCCTGATAAACCGGGAAGAAAGTTTTGTTCAAGGGAGTGCTATTATAAAAGCCCCCGCTGGAACAAAGGATTAAAAGGTTGCCAAAAAGCCTGGAATAGGCAAGATTTATATGCAATCTGCGAATACTGCAGCAAAGAATACAAAATAACTGCGAGCAGAATTGGGAAAACAAGGTTTTGTTCTCGGGCGTGTCAAAACAAATGGCTGGCACAAAACACCAAAAAGTTTGGTAAAGACAATCCAGCTTTTAAAAACGGTTCTGGTGCCCAATTCTATAGGCGCGAAGCCTTCAAAATTCATGGCGCTAAATGCATGCGTTGTGGCGCTGAGAAGAGTTTGCTCGTGCACCATATTGACGGTAACCGCAAAAACAATCCATTAGATGGGTCTAATTGGGAAGTATTATGCAAGCGGTGCCATCAGTTATATCATGAGTGCATCACAAGATTACCTAGCCGCCAAAGTTTAAAAAACGAATTACGCATCCACAAAAACAAACTCCTGAAAGTCTTTACATGTGAATTGTGTGGTAAAGAATTTCATCCATGGAATGGTAAGCAGCGGTTTTGTTCAAGAAGTTGTCGCAATAAGTACCGTTACCGGAATCGTTAATACTTACCCTGGCCCAACCTGCCCACCTCCAAGTAATTGCTGTATGGCTGCCACCTGTTCCGGTCCCATCGGAGGTCCTGCCCCCGGCCCGGGCTGCGGTATCGGTGCTCCCGGCGCAGCCGGTGCGGCCTGGGCCAGCTCTTCGGGCCGCTTCAGCAGCTTGTCAACTGACCGGATGTCGTAAGATTCCAGCCAGAGTTTGGTCAGCTCGTACAGGTCAATGAACGGGTTCTGTGTCTTGAGCACGATCTGCATGACCTCGTTGAGCTGCTGCCGGCGGATTTCCTTGTTGGCCATCGGGTCCACCGACGAAGCAGCCGGCATGTAATCGTGCTCGCCGAGGATTTCCCAGGGCTCAATCCGCCGCCACTCAATCCCGGCGTCCCCGAACATCCGCACCAGCCTGGGCTGGTCGATGAACTGCTGGTTGTTGCAGTCCATCAGGTACGCCAGGCGTTTCAGGCAGAGGGCCTCGTAGAGCATAACCTTGACGTCAAAGCGGAATCCGGCGGAGGTGTTCTTGGTGACGACCTCGGTGGCCGTCTCCCGCCTGGCCGGGTTGACCCCCCGGACCACCGCCGGCACGCCGATGACGTTCTCCATGTCCTCCTTGATGATGCGTTCCTCGTTGTATGAAGATGCCGTCACGTCGTTCATGGCCAGCTCGGTCACGTCGTCCGGGCTGTCCACCCAAACCACGCCGTGCGGTCTGGAAATCAATTCGTCCGGGTTTATGTCCGCCGACCGGCGCACCTTCCACATGCGGTTGAGGACCAGCGAAACGTTGTCTATGCGCTGGTTCCGCGTGGTGTTCAGCTCGTGCTGCAGGTGCTCGATGAGTTGCACCGCCGATAATCCGTAAAACTCGCCCGGCAGGGGGTCGAAACTCGTGGCGATGAACGGCTTTTTCCCGTGCCGGTGGTACGGGTTCGGCCCGTCGTAGACCAGCTCGTGCCGGTTGGCGATAATGGCGTGCCGGTCGTCCTCCCAGTAGTGCAGGAGCTCTATAAGATAACCCTTGCGGGGCTCGCGCCAGAAGCCCTGGCCGGTTTCGCTGCCCAGGCCGATAGCCGCCAGGCGGTCCTCCCGGCCGTCCTGGAGGTTTGCGCCGGCCGCCACCAGGGCCTCCCAGTCGTCCGGCTCGTACACCCTGCCGCCGCCCACGCGTTTGAGCAGCTCCAGCTTGTCCCGCAGTTCCCGCTCCGTGCACCACTCCCGCTGGAACACAAACCGGCAGGAATCTATGTCCTTCCCCCGGGGGTCGGGCCAGAAGTCGAAGAAGTCCACCACCTGGATGTCATTGTCGTCACGCTCGACAGCCTCAACTTCTTCCTCGACCCACTCCACCCGGGTGATGGTCGCCAGGCTGCCGTCCGGCTGCTCAATCCAGGATTCGGTGAAGACCGGCCTGCGAACGCGCACTTTCCGGGTCTCGTACCGCCAGCCCACGGAGGCAATGGCTGCCGGGTAGACCAGGAAGCAGGTGATGAAGTCGTAAAACACCGGCACCGCCGCCGCCAGCTGGTCTTCCACCAGGGCGCCGGCCAGCTTCGCCTTTACTTCCAGCTCCTGCATCAGGGCCGGATCCGCTCCCCGCGGCCTGGGCAAAAAGTCGATGTACGGCCGGCTGGCAAAGAGGGCCTTCAGGAAGCGCGCCCGCAGCGTGTCGATTTCCTCGTAAGTCCTGGGGATGTGCAGGTTGGACCGGCCCTTCAGCTCCGCAGGCAGCTCGTCCCGCCAGCCGACGTACAGCTTGTACCAGGCAAGCGCCCGTTCGTCGTACTGCTGGCGCCACGAATCCGCGTAGGTAAAGCGGGCAAGCAGTTCTCCGGTTGTCTCGGCGGTTTCTATGCGTGCCATGTCGGCCTCCTAGTATCCGGTGATTGTGCTTATGCCGGGCTGCACCCGGGGCTGCCTGCTCCTCTGCGTCCTCACCGCAGGGCGGTTCATTAGGGCGTAGCGGAGCGCGTCATAAGCATGGTCCTCGCAGTCTGTATCAACGTCCTCCGGGCGGCTCTGGTCGTACACCAGCTGCGGCAGGGTCCGGATTAAGTTGGTGCACGTCGAGAAGATTTTCAGCCGGCTGGTGGGCTTGCCGTCCCACCCCTCAAAGACAGTCAGGTAATCGTGCACCCGCTGCTTGCCGGCCAATCTATCGTTATCGGCCTTTTGAACGGGCAGGCCGTTCTCCCGCAGGGTCCGCTCTATGCTCTCCCCTTCATGCCCGGTCTTGGCAAATACCGCCGGGTCCGCCAGGGTCAGGGTAATATGCTCGCCCCGGCTCAACTCGACAACCTTCTGGGCCAGCTCGCTGGCCTTCATTCCGGTAACATAAAGCTCCCGGTAAACATAAACCGTTTCGTCCGGTCCCAGGGCCAGCCAGAGCACGCAGGCCGGGTTCGTGTAACCGAAGTCCAGCGCCCGCCAGCGCCGCCATTCTGGAGGAATCGGGAATGGATCTATCACATGGACGTCCCGCCTGAATTCCTTGAACACCTGGCCGGCGAACACGTCCCAATCGCCATCCAGGAGCGCCCGGCGTTCCGCCTCGGGCAACTCCATCAGCCTGGCCACATAGCCCGGGTCCGCCCGGCAAAGAATCTGGTTATCCTGCACCCTGGCTGGGATGAAGCACCGTTTCCTCGGCGGGAGTCCAGCCGCAGCCTGCTCCGGAGTTTGCGGCGCTTCCCATACGGTTTCTGGTTTTGCCGGGTCAATCCACCGCGCCTTAACCCATGCGTGTCCTGGCCCTCCCGGGTTGGTGGCCGCAATAACCTTGGGCCTGATTTCCGGGTTGGTGGTGCGGTTCCGGGAAAGCAGGTACAGGTACTGGCCTTCCTGGAAGTGCGTCAGTTCGTCGAATGCGATCAGGGAAAACTCGGCTCCCTGGTATTTGTACTCGTCCCCGGACTTATCCAGGCTCCCGAACTGCAGCACACTGCCGTTAGCAAACGTCCACCTGTGCTTGACTTCCTGGTACTGCGCCACCAGGCGGGGGATGAGCTCCTTTGACCGGGGTATCGGCTTTGCTTCCAGCTCCGGATATGTGCGGCGCAGGAACAGTACCCACGTGCCGGGGTATTTCTGACACCAAACGATGCAGGCAATCAGCAGGGATTCGGTCTTTCCTCCGCCTGCGGCCCCGCCGTAAAGAATCTCGTCCGGCCCGTCCGGGTCCAGGACGTTCAGCAGGAACTTAGCCTGCCTCGGCTGCGCCTCCCACCTCATGCCTCATCTGGCGCCTTGATGATGATTTGCAGCGCCTCGCCGTCCGGCCCGGAGTGCTCGTGTTTCTGCGGCGGGTTCGGAATAGACTTGTCGATCAGGTAAACATAAATATCCTTCAGAAGCCTTTCCGCCCAGGCCGTGCCCGGGTTGCGCTCCAGAAACTCCTCCAGCCTGGCGCGCTGCTCCTGGAGCTTGCGCCTGGCCTCGGCGGCGTCCGCGTCGATGGCCTTGCGCAGGTTGATGGTCTGTTCCCTGCGCATCTCCTCGACCCAGGCGATATGCTCTCGAACCTCCGGGTCCTGCAGTAACTGGTAGGCCCAGGCCCGGTTCTTGTACCCGGCGGCCCGGCAGGCGGCGGTGAGGTCGTAGCCGCTCAGGACGTAGGTCTCGGCCAGGATGATTTTCCGGGTTCGTTTTTTCATCGTCTCGGCCACAGCTACCACCACCAAACATAAAAGCCCACCAGCTCCCTCGAAACACCCGGAAGAGCGCGTAATATACCCTGGGATGGACAAAGTTATAGAGGGACGGCGGAGAAAGGGGGAGAAAGCTCCGTCCAAATTCGCGCTCTTCCGGTTGTTCGAGAAAGCTAGTGGGCTCTCAGCTCCTCCGCAGCTTATTTCCCGGCCCCGCCGGGATGCTTCACTGCTACCAAAATAGAACATTCTTTCCCGTCTGTCAACTAAACAAATACCTGTTATTTGCGGCTATGCAGGGGGAATACCGGCAGGCCGTCCTTCACCTGCACCTCCACCTTGCCCCTGCGTACCCGGCGCAGGAAGTCTATCAAAAGCCTTTCAAACGGGTGGAGCATCACGGCCTTATATTCAGGTTTCTCCTTCCTGTTCATGTGCTCGCCTCCCCGCAGGAATGTCAGCACAGGCCAGGTGCCGTCCTCAGACGGCAGGTCCAGGCACGCGATGAGGTCCTCCGGCAGGTCCAGGTCCTCCGCGTCCAGCGGCAGGAGCGCCCTGCCCTTCTTTACCTCCAGCCCGGCGGCAAGGCGGTTCTTCAGGAGGACCCGGAGAAGGTTCTCCAGGTCCCCCGGTTCCCTGCCGGCCCGCTCGCGCCAGCGCTGGATGGCATGGTCAGTCAGCACTACCTTCAGTTTCACGGTCACCACCCGCCGAACAAAACATTCTGTTGCGGTAGAGTTCAGGCACGCCGTGCTCCGGGAACCTGCCGGTGCCCCCGCAGCACTTGCAGGGGCGCACTTCCCCCTCGTCCTCGGCGCAGGAGCGCTGGAAATACTCCTTCTGCCCACGGCACATGGGGCAGAGGTCAAAGTATTTCCAAAGCGAAGTGATTGCTGTTTCTGTTTGCTTTACCGCTTCTTCCATCTTCCGCAGCTTGCATAGTTTGTCCTGGTAATCTTTGCACGCGGCGGAAATTATCTGCAACTTAACATCCCGGTCAAGCATGTTAGGATTCCTCCCAATGGGTACATTCAGGGCAACACTTCTTCTGTTTCTCCCACAACTCCGGGCCACATTCGGACAGCGGTGCACCGCAGTTGCGGCA